TATATTCCAACCTTATTGCAGCGTATAGCAACGTGGATGGTTCTTATTACACTTCTACCGGGAACGCCGCGACCATTGGGAACACCTCTAAATATGTCGCAAATATTATCACATGGCCCTACATGAACTTCACTGCCAACGTTGGCAATGCTGGTATTGCAAATGTTAGCATCCCCACATCTAACCTGAAATATGTCAACGGTATTGGTCTCGCGTTGTTCAACTCAATCGAGCTCCAACTGGGTGGTCAGCGTATCGACAAGCACTACTCCAACTGGTGGGACGTATGGACCGAACTCACGGAGACCTCCGAGAAACTAGCTGGATACAACAAGATGGTCGGTCGTTACGACCCTACGTACTACAAGAATAACTGGGACGCCTCCATGGCTGCCGGAGGAACCTACTACGTCCCGATGAAATTCTGCTACAACAGGAACCCTGGTCTGTACATGCCTCTGGTCGCTCTCCCATACCACGAACTCAAGATGAACTTCGACATCAACACGTATCTGAATTGCGTGAAGTGCAATTACCCCATCACGAGTTTGACCTCTAAGAATGGTGCCACCCCCCTTTCTATAACCAATATGAAGCTCTACTGCGACTATGTGTTTTTGGATGCCCCTGAGCGTATCAGGATGTCTGAAATCCAACACGAATACCTGGTAACTCAGCTTCAGTGGCAAGGTAGCGAGCCTGTGACTTCCCCGCTTGCCCCGTCTGGCTCCCAGAACCGCAAGTTCACTTTGAACTTCAACCATCCCGTTCGCGAACTCATCTTCGTATACCAGGCGGCCAGCACCTATGACTCTAATCCTGTCACTGGCAACGACATTTTCAACTACGAGATGCCCCTGCCCACTACCACCGGAAATGAGGTGTTCCAGGAAGTCAAACTGATCATCAACGGTAGCGATCGTTTTTCGGCCCGCCCAGGTGCTTACTTCAGGCTCGTACAGCCCTACGAGCACCACGTTCGTGTTCCTAACAAGTCCATTTACATGTATTCGTTCGCCCTAGAAGACGCCGATAGCAAACAGCCCAACGGTTCTTCAAACTTCACGCGTTTCGATTCCGCACAGCTCCAGGTCACACTGAATGCTGGTCTACCCAGCGGTCGTGTGCAGATTTACGCACCAAATTTTAACGTTCTTCGTATTGCCGCAGGGATGGGGGGCCTTGCTTTCGCCAATTAAACTTGTTTTTACATTTAGAAGAACATTGTGTACATAAAGCTGTCGTCTTCCCACAACACCTCTGGCGTTTGTACATCGTCATTTGTTACGGTTAACACGTCCGTCGGCGATGCTTGGACTGGGGACGTCTCCATAGATTTTAACCTCATGGTACTTGTATCAATCGATCGGACGTAGAGTATTTGATCATTCATTAGCCCAGTTCCGAGCACGGCTGGTATCTTCACGGACACCTTCACGTTTCTGCGTTCTGCGAGGGGGTTTGTTTCTTGTTGCTTGTCTACCCACTTGGCGTCTGTCGGCGATATCATCATACTTTTTCTCGCGAGCATGAAGTATGTGCAAGTATCCGTGAAACCTGGCCAAAACACACGGTATTGAGTGCATGTGAGAGCATTGCACGTCATACAACGTCCGCAACCGGCGCGAGCCATATCGTGATTTTTTAAATTTGTAAAACTTTAATACACATATCGCTCACACTAAGCATATATAGAACTGTATAGACCTGGGTCAAATGATATAAAGCATCTTTGTTGGTAACAATCATTAGCAACAAAAATGCAAGGACGAATAATTATTTACAAGATGTAGTTCCAGATGGCTTGCACCTGGCCGTTAAGGTACTCCAGGGCCTCGCTGACGGCGTTACCGGCAGGTACAGGGCCCACGTTGGCAGTCAGTTCGATGTCACCATCCATGTAGTCGCCGTACGCTGCCAGAACGTCGCCGATCCGACCGAACACGGTACTTACTGGGAAGTTCAGGCCGGTGAATTGCAGCCAGTTCGCGTCAACGTTAGAAGGCTGTAGAGTCAGCAGATAAGAGTTGCCATCGTCGACCTGTCTTGCGAGAGAACCAATGGGCAGGGCACCACCGCCCAGAGCAAGACGGACGGCGGCGTTTGCGACATACCCTTGAGGGACCGTGAGGTACCCATCCAAGTTGGTCTGCTGGATCATTCCATTTTCGTTCAATACAGCAACATCAGTCAGCATCGAACCATTGCCGACGAAGTACGCGGCCTCTACGTTTCCAGACACGGTGACCGAGCTTACGTCAAGGTTTCCGGACACAACAATTCCACTGAGGAATGCGCCATTTCCGAGGACATACTCCGCGGACACATTTCCAGTGGCAGTGACGTTACCGAGGACATCGGCGGTGATCTCGGAAGGCAGGACGTACTGCTCAATACCAGTCAACAGAGCGCCGTTACCGAGGAAATATTCCGCGGATACGTTGCCATTGACAATCACATTCGAGGCGGCTACGTTTGTAGCATTTAGGTTGTCCACACCAACGTTGGAGAATTCTACATCATTGGGCAAGCTGTGTAGCACACCAGTCAAGCTAGTACCATCACCATAGTAGTTTGTTGCATTGAAGTTCATAACATCCACATTGCCAGTGGCGGTGACGTTACCGAACACATCGGCGGTGATCTCGGAGGGGAGTACGTACTGCTCGATGCCGGTCAACAGAGCACCGTTACCCAGGAAGTACTCAGCGGACACATTGCCAGTGGCGGTGACGTTACCCAGCACATCGGCGGTGATCTCGGAGGGGAGAACATACTGCTCAATGCCAGTCAGCAGGGCACCGTTACCCAGGAAGTACTCAGCGGACACGTTTCCAGTGGCGGTGACGTTACCGAAGACGTCAGCGGTGATCTCAGATGGGAGTACGTACTGCTCGATGCCGGTCAACAGAGCACCGTTACCCAGGAAGTACTCAGCGGACACGTTGCCAGTGGCAGTGACGTTACCGAACACATCGGCGGTGATCTCGGAAGGCAGTACGTACTGCTCAATGCCAGTCAGCAGGGCACCGTTACCGAGGAAGTAAGCGGCGGACACGTTGCCAGTGGCGGTGACGTTACCAAGCACATCAGCGGTGATCTCGGAGGGCAGGACGTACTGTTCAATGCCGGACAGCAGTGCACCGTTACCTAGGAAGTACTCTGCGGACACGTTACCAGTTGCGGTGACGTTACCAAGGACGTCAGCGGTGATCTCGGAGGGCAGGACGTACTGTTCAATGCCGGACAGCAGTGCACCGTTACCCAGGAAATACTCTGCGGACACGTTCCCGGTGGCGGTGACGTTACCGAACACATCGGCGGTGATCTCAGAGGGGATTTCGTGAAGCACCCCGGTCAAGCTAGTACCATCTCCAGTAAAGGTAGCACCGTCGCCAGAGAAGCTTGATGCGTATACGTTCCATGCGCTAACATTCCCAGACGTATATACGTCTCCTGTAGCGGTAACATTACCATTGATGTCTACTGCCAAGGACGTGATGTCGCCATTTCCGACGATGCTGGTGCCACCAATGGTGTTCACGTCGGTCCCGGAAAGCAAAACAACTGCACCGGTGCGGCCAAACACGCTGGTAACAGGGTAGTTTGCCCCGGTGAATTCCAGCCAGTTGGAGTCCACGTTTGCGGGGGTTGCAAGCAGCAGGTATTCTTGATTAATGTCAGTTTGGTTCACGATGGTACCAACCTGTGCGGGGAGAGCAAGACGAGCTGCCTCATTTGCAACGTTTCCAGTCGGCTTCAAGGTGTAACCATCAAGCACCAGGTTGAAACCATTACCAATGAAGTAATTGGCCTGGACATTTCCAGTGGCAGTGACGTTACCGAGCACATCTGCGGATATCTGAGAGGGGAGGACGTACTGCTCGATGCCGGACAGCAGCGCACCGTTACCAAGGATATACGTACCGGATACGTTTCCTTCGGAGATCACGTCATAAGTGGCAGTCAGATTTCCAACAATCGCCTGAGGAGTATACAGTCTCAATGCGTTCACATTGCCTGTGTATGCGTTCACATCACGACTGACGTTAATAGTGTTAGCTGACACGTTCCCGGTAGCAGTTACCGAGGTCACGTTAAGATTTCCAGAGACACTGGTCGTTATACCGCTCAACAGAGCACCGTTACCAAGGAAGAAGGGTGCTATCACGTTGCTACGTACGTTCAAGTTACCTTGACTATCAAACGTCGCCACGGTGTTACCCGCTATGTTCACGTCGAGTTTGTTTAACGATCTGCTATATTCTAAATAGTCGTTAGCATCAAAAGCTAATATTGCATTATTGGCTTGCAGTTGCATGTAAAAAGTGTCATCTACTCTGTGCACAGGTGCCGCGACAGAGCCGGTGGCAGTGACGTTACCGAGGACATCGGCGGTGATCTCTGATGGCAGGACATACTGTTCAATGCCGGACAACAGAGCACCGTTACCCAGGAAGTACTCAGCGGACACATTGCCGGTGGCAGTGACGTTACCAAGGACATCGGCGGTGATCTCGGAGGGAAGGACATACTGTTCGATGCCGGTCAACAGAGCACCGTTACCGAGGAAATATTCCGCGGACACGTTTCCAGTGGCGGTGACGTTACCGAGGACATCGGCAGCGATCTCACCTGGCAATTCATACTGAGGGATGCCCGTGATGAACGCGCCATTACCGAAGAAGAACTGGTTTGCGTATAAGTTTCCAGACTCTATCCGCCCGGAGTATATGTTTCCAATATACGCATCAGAAGTAAACAGTTTTCCTGTTATCACATTGCCAGCCACATTCACGTTGTTGGAAACATCTACATTTCCTACCACGTGAATATTTTGGACGTTAAGGTTTCCTGAGATATCCGACACTATCCCAGTCAGAAGCGCGCCGTTACCAATGAAATAACCCGCGGATACATTCCCGGATGCACTCAAGGTGTTCACACTCAGGTCGGATGGGATTTCGTGCAGCACCCCCGTAAGGCTGCTACCGTCACCGTAAATGTTGGTCGCGGTCAGGGAGCTGACGGTCAGGTCGGATGGGATTTCATGCAGCACCCCCGTCAGGCTGCTACCGTCACCGTAAATGTTGGTCGCGGTCAGGGAGCTGACGGTCAGGTCAGAGGGGATTTCGTGTAATACTCCCGTCAGGCTGCTACCATCGCCGTAAATGTTGGTCGCGGTCAGGGAGCTGACGGTCAGGTCGGATGGGATTTCGTGCAGCACTCCCGTCAGGCTGCTACCGTCGCCGTAAATGTTGGTTGCGGTCAGGGAGCTGACGGTCAGGTCGGATGGGATTTCGTGCAGCACCCCCGTAAGGCTGCTACCGTCGCCATAGAAGTTGGTCGCAGTTACGTTTGTTGCGGACACGTTTCCAGTAGCCGTGACGTTACCGAGGACATCGGCGGTGATCACATCCGGTAACGTGGCAACGATGTCAGTCAATAGCGCACCGTTACCAAGGAAATACGCCGCGGATACATTTCCGGTGGTGTTAAGGGCAGAACCATATATCATGCCCTGGGTGGACATGTTACCAATGACGTTCACCTGTCCGGTGAAATAAGAAGTCTGCGAAACGGCGAGAGTACCAATGTTCGCATGATCTCCCATCATGTTACCGACCAAGTCCATGTGCCCCGTGTTGGGTAAAGCGGCTTGGTCTAAGCCTGTAAGTTGTGAACCATTACCTATGAAGTATGTTGCTTGTAAGTTAGAAGAAAGATTCACCGTACCATTGACGATGACATTACCAATAAGTTCGTTGGTATACAAAGTCGTCCTAAGAAACGTGGGTGGTAGTGTTGGAGACATGGGTTGTGCGCGATACTGTATCAATAGATTATTTTCTAGATTTCCGTTGATTTAAGCACCTATGTAAAATCCAGCAAACGTGGTAAAATTATTAGAAGCATTCCCAAAAAAGGTCTGAGTCACACCTGCCTGATTGAAACCTCTCACGTTGATAATATCCCCCGCCGCGAGGTTCACAAGTGCCATTCCGGGATACGTTACACGATTGGTGATCGGCTGGGCAGTATACGAGAATATGCCATTGAGGATAGCAATAGGCTGTGTTGTATTTTTAACCAACCTAATTTCAGTGGTTCCAGAACCCTGCATACCGTTGTTAAAAGATGTGCTTGTAACAAACTTATAGTACCCGCTTTGAGGCGCCGTGAAACTACCAGTCGACACATTACACGCGGAGTGAGTATCAAAAGCGATGCCGTCGTAAGCTATGTTTGCTCCAGTGGTGGTACTCGTGGTTAATAATTGTAGATTATTGGACCTGAACATACGGAACCTGGGTCCGGCTGCAACTGTCCCTACCACCCCGGTCAGAAAAGATCCATTACCTACAAAACGAGGGGCGACGACGTTTCCGACAACATTGACCTGCCCTGTGGCTGATACTACATCAACATTGGCTTTTACACCTGTTAGATTCCCGAATATGTCCAAGACAGCGTTGTTTATTGTCGTGTTGGACATTGGGTTGTGCGCGATACTGTATCAGTAG